ACGATAGGCTCTAAGATAGCTGTATCATCTTGTTCGTCGATAAATGGTGACTTGTGGTTGATTGAATATCGCATAGCTCTGTTGCTTCCATTCTCATCTGTAAAAAGAAGACGGCTACGACGTGTATCCCGTGAAGGGATGTACTGACTTAATGGAGACTTCCCTCCTGATAGGACGTATACACGGTCCTTGATTTCATTTGTTTTTTTCATTTGATTTAAATTATAATATGTAAAAAAAAAAATAGAGAGGGACACTGATGTCCCTCTCTAAGGTATTAGTTTTTGAACTCAAAGAAGTTATTAGCTCCTAATGTACAAAGTGCACGTTCAGATAAGTAATTTACAAACATTCCATCGACGTCGCTATTAGTTGCTCCACCAGCAGAACCTGTAATCCAAGACTTCATCTTACGATTTTCGTTGTTAACCATTCGGTAACGAACGTGTAAGAATGGACGCTTAGCGTTAGATCCAAGAACTTGGTCATAAACTGTAGTTGTTCCAGCAGGAACCAATACTCCGTTTACACCACCACCGTTAAGACCACCACGTAATGTAGCGTCGTTCAAGTATTTCCAGTCTGACTTGTAGAAGTCATAAGATCCACGACGGAATCCTGTGAAACCTAAGTTCAATGCGATATCAGAATCATTGTTAAACATACCGTAAGAAGTACCACCAACTCCGTAAGAGTTTTGTGTAGCCAACATATCGTCTAAGTCTAAAGAGAACTGACGGTTGATGAACAATGTGTTCTCAGCGATAGATCCTTGACCATCAAGACGCTCGATAACTGTATCAAAGTCAGCCATTGTAGATGGGTTACCACCAGACCAAACATTTCCACGATCTTCGATAGCAGCAAATAGACCTTGAGATCCTGCATTACCACCACCTGTATTAGTAGACAAGTAAGCCTCAGCAGCAGAACCATTTTGAGCTTCGATGTGCTCTACAGACATCATCTCTAATTGATCCTCGTAACGTAGACGTGTCTCAGCCTCAGCTTTGATGTACCACAAGAAACCGTTAGCTCCATTCTCAGAAGATACTTCGATCCAACCAATTTGAGCCATGTCAGAACCAGAGATCTCAAAACGATCCTTAATGATTACTGGCTTAACGTCAAAGATATTTGGTTCTGGAGTCAAAGATCCAACCATTCCACCTGTTCCTTTTTTAAATTCAGAACCGTAAACGAATGCAGTGATATCGTTAGCAGCAGTATCAGGAATAGTACCACCAGTTGAAACATAGTAAGCAACAGTAAATGTTAAACCAGTTACGTTAGTAATGATAGCTTTATCAGATGTATTTGATGCATTGTGCGACAAGAATACAACCTGACCAACTCTAAAGTTACAAGCAGTAATTGTAGCATCAGCAACAGTTAATACAGCTGTATCGTTACCAGCTCCATAAGCAATTGAACATGCTGCATACTTTGTATGCAAACGACCTTGCTCAGACCACTTAATCAAGTCAGATGCGAAAGGGATTTCAGCAGTTCCTACGTTACGTAAGAAACCAGTGATTGTACGGTTACCGTATCCTTCGAACTCATTCTTGTCAGTCTCAGGAAGGTACTGATTCAAGAAATCGAAGTCAGTTAGGTAATTGTTTTGTAATGTTGATTGTACCGATGAAGGAGTTAATTCAACTCCTGGCGATACGTTAAGAATTCCAGCCATTTTGTTTTTGTTTTAGCGTTTTTTAATTTTAAAAGTATTATTCTGACCAGTGTCTACTACCTTAACTGTGATCCCACTAGACTTCTGAGCTGGAGTTGATCCACCTCTAACCATGTCTATGTTCTTTCCATCCTTCTCGAATCCAGTTGTAGCCTTCGCTATTCCCTTGTCTGTGAAAAACTTTGCGAACTTATCAGGATCAGCAGCTATAGTCATTGCTCGGTGGAATTTTTCAGCGTCCTTTAAGAAACCGTTCTCGTCCAAGAATGAACTGATTAGGTTATTTAATGTAGACTGTTCTTTCAAAGCGTTAACATCTGCTGGCTTGTAGACAACTCTTTCCCCATCGATATCAAATCCGAAACCTTCGAACTTATCGGTGAACAATTCATTAGTCTTCTCAGCAAAGTATTGCGACTTCTTCTGTTGTTCCTCCTGCAATTCAGTATTGCTGGTCTTATTTGCTCTGTAGGCTTCGTAGTCCTCTCTATCAGCTTCTTGAATTAACGGCTCTCTTGACTCAAGGGGTACGTTGTATTTTTCTTTCTGCTCATTAAAGTACTGCTTAGCTTTCTTTAGCTCTTGTTTTAATGCCATCTTTCGGTCTGCGATCTCTTCGTCAGAGTCCAAGTCCTCGTCATAGCTTAGCTTACTAAGTCTATACTCAACCTCTTCCTCGTCGTCTCCGTTATCCTTGTAGAATTCAGACAGCAATTTATTTGTAGGTATATTGTCAACGTCTCTGCTTAACTTTGCAAAGTCATCGATTCCTCTACCCGTCTCTTTATTATACTTACGGAATGCTGCCACCTCTGCGTCTAACTGTTCTGGCTCATTACTTGCCTGGAACAAGTCATCTAGGCTGGCCACCTCCTTGTTGTATTTTGTTCTAATATGTGAAAGAACGACATCGTCATTTATCTCGTTAGACGCAGCAACTGGTGTTACGTCTTCTACAATTTCTATCTGCTCTTCAATAGGATCCTCAATCGCAATCTCAGCCTCCTTAATAACTTCCGCTTCTCTTTCTGCCATAGACGATTCGTTACCGTCTACGATTCTAATTTTAAAATCACTCATTTAATTTAATTTAATTTAACAATTCCATTTATCAAGTGCGAGCTTCTTTCTTGTAGGCTCTCCATTTGGCTTCTTCATTGGGCCTTGGACCCCAGACATTCTGGAACAGAATGCTTTTCTGCGTGCAGCGTCCTTACTACCAGGCTTTAACTCTGACGGCTTCTTTGTAACCGCCATCTTTAATTTTGACCCAGGGTTCTCCTTCCTATATGAAGCAACACCCTTAGCATTTAATCCTCCAGTCTTTGACTTACCCTCTGAGCGTGTCCATGCCGCCGTCTTCTTCTTCTCTGCCATTGATCCTACAAAATTAGTCAAAAAACTAATACCCTATTATCTAGGGTTAAACTCAGACAAGTCAAACCCATCTAGTGAGTCCTCGTTACTCTCAAAGTCTACTGGAGGAAGGTTGTTCTTTCTCTGATCAATTAACTTAGACTGAGCCGTAGCTTGCTTGTTAACTCTCTCATCCTTAGCGTCTTCCTTCTTAGTATCCCTCTTCATCATGTTGTCAGTCTCGATACCTTTTAACTGCATGTTGTAGTCAAACTCGATCTGCATCAACTCCTTCTTACTGGCAACCTCAGCCGCAAGTAACTGGATAGCAAAGTTAGTCTCAGCCTCCTTAATAGCAATCTTAGCTTGGGAATCAATCTGTGCGGTCTGTTGCTTCTGCTCAGCTGCCGCTTGTTGCGACTGCATGTTCATCTGCATCTGAATCTGAGACTGCATGTCCTGACGATCCTCTAGTGCCTTCTGTTTCTTCTTACGCTTAACCTTAAGCATCTCGTTAGCTAGCTTAAGGTTCTTAATCATTCTAATGTCGATGGCATCCTCTAAGTCGATAGACTGCTGCTGTAGTGACATCTGAATGTTCTGCTCAAGTTGTGCTCTCTCCTCTACGTCTGGCTCTAGTTCGATAAATATTCCGAACGAGTGTAGGTATAGGTTCTTAATATCTTCTAAGATGGCAAGGTTGTACTTACCAACCTGCATTGCGAACTCATCCTTAAAGTCTGCGTACTCAAGAATATCTGATATACGAAGTGATATGCATGTGGCAAGTCTTCTAGTAATAGATAGCCCTGCGTTTAGTATGTGTCTTGTCGCTGTGTTACTATTTAATGCCGCCATCTTCTGGATACCAACTAAGGCATCTGGGTTAGGCGTAGACGCATCACGAGCCTCGTTAAGTCCAGTCACGTCACGTATCATGTTCAGCTGGTAGTTGTAAGCCCCAATAAGTGCCTGCATCTTACCTTGTCCACTTGAGCTGTTTAACTCTTGGATTGGTACACGTGCATTATTAAACTCACCGTCTCCAGTGTAGCTACGTCCTACAACAGAACCAGTCTGGAAGAATAGCTTAAGTGCATCCTGTGGTGTATACGCTGCGCCAGTTCCTAAGTCAACCTCACTAAGTCCGTCTGCATCTAAGAACACCCCGTCTGGAACCACTCTAGATAATACCTGCTGTAACTTAAGGTGTGTCAACTGTATCTGGTCAGCAAATGGAATCATTCGTCTAACCAAGGACTCGATACGACCCTTGTACATCCTTGGTGCAGAGATTACATAGTTAGACAACGCCTTCTGGCTAGCTGCCTCTGGACGTACCATGTTCTTCTGCATCTCCCACTTAAGTAGAATACTTGAACCAAGAACCATGACACCTTCGTACCACACGTCCTTTGTAGCTTCAACTCTCTCGAACCTTTCCTCCTCAGACTCTGGTGGATTGAATGAGTCGTCACGCTGGATAACTCTCTCTCCTCCGTTGTCTAAGAACTTCTTCTTCCATACAAACTTCTTGTCTACCTTGTAGGTAAAAGAAAGTACAGATATTAATTCAGAACTGAACGGGTCGTCTTGTAGTTGGCTAATGATTGTGAAGTTATTATACCACGCACTTCCGTAGCGTCTAATCTCTTCTAATTTTTCGTCCGTGATGTTCGGATCAATCTTCTTTAACTCGGTGTAGTGGATCTGCTGTACATCTCCTGCATAGTAGATATCCGAGAAGTCTGCCTTCTCCGTGTAGCTATACACTAAGTTAGCTGGATCAACGTACTCAATCTTTACACCAGCACCTGGTAAGAACGTATGCTTTGCAGCACCAATTCCTATAGTAGTAATATCGTAATCAATAGCTGGCTTAACAGAGTCAGCGTATTCATTCATCTCAAATATTGTATTGATAGCAACCTCTTCAGCAATCTCAACGCTTGGCTTAAACTTAAGCTGCATGTATAGAGAAAGTTCTTCAGGTGTATCTGGAAGTTCTTCTGGTGGCACGTTGAACGCGTCAATACCAAATCCTTCTTTTGCCTTCATCAAGAAATCCTTAGCGACCATGTCCTCTTCAACAGTCTGTTGAAACAGGTTCTTCTTCTCTGCTGATGAAATATCTTGGGATTCTGCCTTGATAGCATAGACCCTGTCGTTCATACCGTTAACAACGATATCAACAAACTTAGGTATGATAGGAATAATGGACCAGTCTAAGTTCAAGTAAGAAAGGTCGCCATCAATAGCCATCCCCTCTTTGTATTTGTTTATGGATTGTTCTCCACGAGCATACAACCTAAGCTGATGAAAATCAAAAGCCTGGTCATAGTATCTACAAGAGTTTCCACTAGTTCGTTTAAACCATTCTGACTCAATTGCCTTACCTACAGACAGCCCATACTCCATTGACGCTTTTTCAGCATCGGACGCCATCTGACTTGGAAAAGGGCTGTTTTTTATGTTTATAGATGGTTTATCCATTATATCTTGAATTGACTTTTTGATCCCTTATTATCATACCTTGCAAAATTAAACATAATTTTCGACTTTTCGATTTGTCGCTCAAAGGTATACTCCCTTGTAGCCATAATCGCAAGCCCAGAACTTATGGATGCATCATGCTTTGTACGATTATTTATATCAAACTTAGCCCAGTCCTCTAACGTCTTGGTAAAGTACATGTTACCCATCTCGTCTGGGTCCCTATACGTACCCTCACCATCGTAGCCTACATGCTCCTCTACATACGAGCCTATAGCCGATGCGTGTGCCTGCTTCATGTCTTCAGATGAGTTAGGTACGCCACCAAGTTCTAGCTCGGTCTTCGATAGTTTTGATATGTGCTTGTCTGGTCTATTCACGGAGTATGCACGATACCCTCTGTTCTTAATGTGGTACAGTAACCTAGTCTTGTTGTTCTCAATTAGACATGGCATCCCGTAGTAAACTAACGCCATAAGCACATCCTCGAAGAATATCTCGGCCGTCTGTGTCCTAGTTACATACTCCAAGAAGAACTGGTTAGCTGGGGCGCCCTGTTCCATGTGAAACTTAGTCTTTCCGTGTAGTGCGCCGTTAGACCCACCTCCACCTACTACTCCAGATATATCGTAAGGGTCACAACCAAACGCGCCTAGGTGTTTATTTCCTGGTACGTGCTTACCGTGCCTGTCCTTCTCTCTTCTATTTCTTAACTCTATTGGAGGCTGCCACGATATAAGGAACCGTCCGTTAGTCTCTGGTGTCCATACAACCTCGCTATCTAGGACTCCACCCTTCCAGCTGAAGTTACCCTTAGTTAGTATCCTCTCCTTGATAAGTGAGTCGTTGTAGTCAATCTGCTGGTATATCTTTGTCAAGTTATAAAGAGACTGCTTGGACTCATCCCTGAACGCATGCGACGTTGTCCTAGGGAACTGTCGATAGAATTCATTCAACGCATCCGAGTCGTTCTTTAGTGCAGATACCTCGTTATTCCAGTAGGTAATTACACCTATCTTAATCAACTCCCCATCGATACCCATAACTGGCTTCTTTGGATCCTCTATTACAGCGTGCCCGTACTCGTCTATGTAACCCTCGAAGTTGTACTCCATCGGTATAAATAGGCTATACAGTCCAGACTTAGTCTGACCATTGGCAGACCTTGTCTTCACGTCAGAGTCATTGAACATCTTCTTATAGTTCTCTCCACCCTTAGATAGTGCGTTAGATGTTGACCCCATCATACACTTACCTATGACCTTAGATCCTAGTCGAAGGCATGTCTTTGTTACACGCCAGTTATTTAGTATGTTGTTGGGAACCAGCCATTTACCTGATTCGTCGTGAACAAGTCTCTTCAACTTCTCACCATCGTAAGAGTTGTCCGCAGTGTTCTTCCAGTCTATAGTTGTGTCTAGTCCATCCATAGACTCGGTCTGCTCCTTGTCCATGTTCTTCTTGGTGATCTTGGATGCAGGAATTCTAAACGCTAGCTCAGTCTTAGGATTGGTCATACCATCCTGGATAGGTCTAAAGAAGAACGGGTAGTTGTTAACAATTGGTACGACCTTGTCCGTAAACATTGTCTTAGCATCCTGTCCAGACTTAGATAGTATACCTAGCTTAGAGTCTGTTGCAAGTGTTGCCGTGTCTGCAATCTCTGCCGACGACATGAACGAGAACCCAGAACGTCTGTTCTTTAGGTAACACTGACCAAACGACCTGCTGTCGGCTACACATGCAGCCCAGTGTATGTAGAATATCCTATTAGCCTCACGAAAGTCTGGTAGACCAATGTCAATCTTGGACCACTGCAAGTACATGTAGTGAGTGCCAGTAATATATGTTGGCACGCCGTTGTTCATGAACCAGTGTCCGTTCTCACGTCTGCTGTACTCACGCTCGATGTAGTCTAT